GAGTATCTACCTACTACACACAAACAGCATAAGGAGAAATCATGGCAACAGTCGTAATTACCGGTCGTGATGTTGGTTTATCTTTCACAGGTGGAACAGATATTCAAGCACAAGCGACAAATGCAGTTCTAACCAAGGTCAATGAGCGTCAGGTTTATCAGACCATGGATGGAGAGGCTTACAAGACCACAAACATTTCAGGAACATTTCAATTGGACATGTTGGCTGACTGGGGCAAGGCAAACTCAGTTTGCGAGGCTCTATGGACAGCTGCTGAAACCGCACCAGATACAGATATCAGCATGACACTTACAGCTGCATCAGGAGCACAATTCGTGTTTCCAGTAAAGCCAGAGTTTCCAACTGCCGGTGGTTCAGGTGTCGATGCTCAGACAGTATCATTCACCTTCACAGTATCTAAGGGCGCAGTAACCGAAACCTTTAGTTAAAATATAAAACGGGAGCAAACAAATGAAGTTACCAATTACAATTGAATACAACTCAGGTGAGCAAGCAACTTACATTGCCCAACCACCTGAGTGGGCTAAATGGGAAAAGCAGACAGGAAACATCATTGGTCAGGCATCCGAAAAGTTGGGTATTTGGGATCTTATGTTTCTGGCTTATCATGCTCATAAGCGTGAAGTTGCCGGAAGCAAACCCATCAAACCAATGGATATTTGGATGGAAACAGTAGCCGATGTCATTGTTGGTGATGCAGACCCAAAAGCCACAAAGCAGGAAGCCTAAACAGATTATTGGTGGAGTTAGCAATTGCGACTCACATACCAATGAGCGAATGGGTTGATGGCGAGGACATTTTAACAGCGATCGAGATATTGGAGAAAAGGAATGGCAACTGAAACCATTGCATACAACAAAACTGATCTCCGTAATATCTACAAGGCTTTCAAACTCATGGACGATCAGGCTACTGAGGAAGCAAGATCGCAGTCTGCTGCTTTGGCGTATTTTGCATCTGAGGAAATTAAACAAGCTGCTAAAGGCAGAACAAAATCTGGCAAAGTTGCGCAGAGAGTTGCGGATGGAGTTAGCATCTCAAAGTCCAGCAAAATCGGTGAGTTCAGTTATGGCTTCGCAAGACAGAAGTTTTCAGGTGGTGCTACTACGCAAATCCTATGGGGTGGTATTGAGTTTGGTTCAAATAAATACAAACAATTCCCTTCATATTCAGGACGGCAGGGCAGAGGTAGTCGTGGATGGTTTATCTATCCAACCCTTCGCAGAATTCAGCCTGAATTGATTAACAAATGGGAACAAAGTTTTAATCGCATTATTAAGGAATGGGTCTAATGGCAACCGGTAGTCGCACGCTTAAGTTATCAATCCTCGCTGATGTTGATGATCTTAAAAAGAAGTTAGGCGAAGCTGACAAAGCGGTTGAAACCAACGCCAGTAAGATTTCAGAGTTTGGTAAAAAGGCTGCTGCTGCTTTTGCCGTTGCAGCTGCTGCTGCGGTTGCCTATGCCGGCAAATTAGCCGTCGATGGGGTCAAATCAGCGATAGAGGATGAACAGGCACAGTTAAGGTTAGCTGCTGCTTTAAAGACTGCCACAGGGGCTACAAATGCCCAAATTGAGGCAACTGAGGAATACATACGATCAACCCAATTAGCCACAGGCATAACCGATAATGATTTAAGAGCATCTTTCCAGAGGTTATCTGTTTCGACCAAAGATTTAACTCAATCTCAAAAACTACTCAACCTTGCAATTGATATATCAAAGGGAACTGGAAAAGAACTTGGCACAGTTGTTGAGGCATTATCAAAAGCCTATGAAGGACAGGATACAAGATTAGTCAGACTTGGCATTGGTATTACCCAAGCCGATGCTAAAGCAATGGATTTCACAGAAACCACCAAAGTATTAACCAATCTTTATGGTGGCGCAGCTGCTGCAAACGCTGAAACATTTCAAGGCAGAATAGATAGATTAAAGCAAGCATTTGAGGAAGCAAAAGAGGAAATTGGATATCGCTTACTTCCATTTATTGAAAGATTTGTTGATCTAATTGTTAATCAGGTAGTGCCTAAACTACAAGAATTCGCTGCATACTTTGATCCAATTAAGCAAGCCATTAAAGATAACCAAGAAGCATTTGATGCATTCGGTCGATTTGTCACTGATGTAGTTATCCCAATTTTAGTGACTGGATTAGGTGCTGCATTAAAGACTATTGGGGTTATTGCAGGTGGCATCACCGACATTATTGGCAAAGTTATATCTGCGATTCAAACCGCTGTTGATAATGCTATTTCAGGAATAAATAGGTTGATAAGTGCTTACAATGCAATTCCAGTTTTGCCAAACATTAGTCCGGTAGGTGGAAGTTCTGGTGTATCAACTGCTGCATCCACAGGTGCAACCGCCGCTGCTCAAACTGCCACAGCTGCTCAATTAGCATCAGGTGCTGCTAGGGCTGGCACTACTGTCAATAACATTACAGTTCAAGCAGTAGATTCCGAGGGTGCTGCTAGAGCTGTTGCTAAGGTAATTAACCAAAGTTCATCAAGATCAGTTCCACAGTTATACAACAGCGGCATTACTAGAGCGAGATAATGTCAGTCTTTACGCCTGAATATAAGTTAAGCATTAATGGTGTGGAATACACTGATGTTGCCATTTCTGATATTGCACATCAGGCAGGTCGTGAGGATATCTACGCTCAACCAACCCCATCATATATTCAGATTACATTGGTGGCTTTGAATAACGAAAATTACAATTTCCAAATTAATGATGGAATAACATTACAAGTCAAAGACAGCACTAACACATTTAAGACTTTATTTGGTGGCAACATCACAGACATTACAACCGAGGTTGCATCAGCAAGTAGTATTGCCGAAACATTTAGTTACACGATTATTGCTTTAGGATCATTGGCTAAATTGCCAAAAGTTATTTATGACGGCACATTGGCTCGAGATGATGACGGCGATCAAATGTATGAATTGCTTGCTGATCTATTTTTAAATAATTGGAATGAAGTTCCAGCAGCTGAAACTTGGTCAGGATATAACCCAACAACTACTTGGGCTAATGCTGAGAATTTAGGACTTGGTGATATAGATCGTCCTGGAGTTTATGAAATAACAAATCGAGGGGCTAATCCAGATACTGTCTATAACATCGCAAGCCTTATTGCTGACAGCGCATTTGGTGTCTTGTATGAGGACAGCGAAGGTCGCATTGGATATGCGGATGCGGTTCATCGCCAAAATTATCTTGCCAATAATGGTTATACAGAGATTTCAGCCAACGCAGCCTTTGGGGCAGGATTAAAGGTTTTGACTAGGGGCGCAGATGTTCGAAACGACATAATCCTTAATTATGGCAACAATTTTGGTTCACAGGTCAGCACTATAGATTTAGACAGCATTGCAACCTTTGGTTACCGAGGCGAAACTATTAACACAGTCTTGCATGATGCTATCGATGCTCAAGCTGTGGCTGATCGGTATATTGCTCTTAGATCATATCCAAGAGCTTTGTTCGATAGCATTACATTTCCTTTAACTAACTCAGCCATTGATGATACAGACCGAGATGCCTTGCTTGGAATCTTTATTGGTCAGCCAATGCGGATAACAGACTTGCCGGTTCAGATAGCCCCAACTCAACAATTTGAAGGCTATGTGGAGGGCTGGCGTTGGAGCACTAGATTCAACGAATTATTTTTAACCATAAATCTGAGCCCGATCGAATTCTCTCAAGTTGCAGTTCAATGGGAGCAAGTATCAGCCTCAGAGGCTTGGAACACTCTAAGTGGTACACTTACATGGGAAAATGCGATTGGAGCAGTAGCCTAATATGGCAAACACAACGAATTTTAATTGGGAAACACCAGACGATACCGATCTGGTTAAGGATGGCGCAGCTGCTATCCGCACACTTGGTTCAGCCATTGATACATCTTTGGTTGATCTTAAAGGTGGCACAACCGATCAAGTATTGGCAAAAAATTCTAATACTGATATGGATTTCAAATGGGTAACATCGGATGATGCAAATGCAATTCAAAATGCAATTGTCGATGCTAAAGGCGATATTGTCGCTGCATCCGCTGCTGATACTCCAGCACGCCTTGCAGTAGGAACTGATAATCAAAGATTGGTTGCAGCAAGTGGTGAAACAACAGGTTTAAAATATGTTAGCGACACTCAAAACACAGTTATTGATGCCGAAGGTGATTTATTAGTTGGCGATGCTGCTGATGCAGTTCAAAGATTAGCAATTGGCTCAAATGCTCAAGTCCTCACAGTTGATACTTCTGTTGATGGCAAAATCAAATGGGCAACTCCTGCTGCCGGTGGTGGCAAAGTTGCACAAGTTTTACAAACAATTAAAACTGACACATTTACTACTTCTAGTAACACTTATACAGACATTACTGGTCTGAGTGTTTCAATTACACCAAGTTCAGCCACAA